TCATGGTTCCGACTACTACGGCCCATAGCGGACTCTCACCGCCTAGCTAATACCCATGCCGGGCGCACATAAAAAAGTCTGTTACTACATGAGTAACAGACTCAATCATATTCACCCGCACGGTAATCATTACCTATAATTAACTCAAATTAGTGTGTCTGTTTCTCTGATATTATAGTTTTTCTTCAATTACGTTAAACTACTATATCATTTTTTGATGTACATTTCGATGTACAAATCAACGGTACCTCAGTTAAGAGATACCGTTTTTATTTTGAACCACTCGATATATGTATATATTATATCATATCTAATTAGGCCACGAGTCGAAACCACAAAATAAAAAGCCCTCTTGCCGACGTGGCAGAGAGGGTGTTAGATCTATGCTGTAGAGGTGATCATTCTCTACGTTTGCATATTAAGATTCAATTTACTTGGTGGGGAATTCTAATTCTTGCGGTTTTGGTCTATGCTCTACTTAAGTAAATAGTAAAGAGTCAGGCTATGGGACTTCAGACCATTCAGTCTGGCTCTTTTAGTATAGCACAAAAATCCCTAGCGGCAATTGCAATAGCAACAACCACTAGGGCTAATTCTTTATTGTTTGAATGTTCCAAACGCTTCATTGGTGTTAGCGTCACGACATGCGATGTAGCCATATTGACCGTTACCACGTGGTTGACGTAACCATACGTAACCACCATGACGTGAGTAAGCATCGTACTTGATAACCGTACCTGCTGGAACAACAGCAATCACAGAAGAATTGACAGTTGCTCCCCAGCGTAGATGAAGATTGCAGTTAGAAATAAAAGTACCTTTCTCTTCGAACCAACGGTCACCTAATGCGTCTACCCAGTTAGCAGTAGATGGCGCTTCTAATGCTGGGTTATGTGTAGGCTGTGGCTTAGGCGCTGGAATATCTTGCTTAATAATAGTTGAAGGGTTAGCAAGCTTATCCCAACCTGCTGCATCAAGTGAGAACACAGATCGGTCTTCATCGTCACCAGTGAATTGCCAACCAGTAATGAACTTGAAAGCTCCACTAGACACGTTCATGTTAGGAACAGTCCACGAGTGCCAGTTCATTGATGGGTATTTAGCAACCCACAAGCCGCAAATATCAGCACAGTTAGCAACTTGCCAAATAGCTGACTCTTGAACATAGATAATAGGATAGATACCAGTGATACGATGAACTTCATCAACGAATTGACGAGCCCAGCTGGTGTTATTCCATGCAGCATTTTGGTTTTCTTCCCAATCAAGGGCTAGAACTGCTTGCCCTACGTAATTCTTGATGTTGTTAATAAAGAATTGTGCTTCTGCAACTGGATTACCACCACCTGCGTAGTGATAAAGTCCTCGCTTCTTGCCAAGAGAACCTGCTAAGTCCCATTGGTGGTTACACTTAGGGTTTACGTAGCCTGTTCCTTGTGTCGCCTTAACGATAACCCCTTGTGCATAGGGGTCACGGATAATACTGTCATCACTACCAGAATAAACGTCTACTGTATATAAAGAAGCCATTGTATCTACCTCCTAGCCTTTTGCTTCTACTGTCTTGTCTAGCGTCAGCTTGTTAGCCCGATTAGGAGCGGCCTTAATCGCTTCTAAGACAGGATCAGTTTTCTTTGTGGTATCTGGTTTATTATCATTTGGGTCAACCGTTGGTGTTAGCATAGACATTTCATAAGCTGATTGAACCGCTGCTTGAATTTGCTTTAGGTCAACATGAAGTCCCTTAGCTGTTAAGTAAGATTGAACCTCTGCCACTGCTTGAGAGAACTTTTCTTGACCTGTAATACTTTTGCCAACTCGTGAGTTAACAGCAGTCATTGCAAGCTGTAAGACTAATTCCCATAAGGCTTGCTCTTGCGTTGTTTTAGCATGCTTAATCTTACTTTCAATAAAAGGCTTACCAACCGCAAAGCCAAAATAAAAGAGCCACGCAAGTAGCCCTGATTGAATAATCCAATTAATGATGTCGTTTAATGTTTTCATGTTGTTTTTCCTCCTTGATTTTCTCCTTTAGTTTTCTATTCTGCTCCCTTAATCTGTCGGCTTCCGTTGGTTGACTTCGCTGGTGAGCAGTTATCCAAGCAACGGTAATCGAGCCAATAGTCGTGATTAAGGTTGCTAGTACTTGATCGCTCACCTCGCCTCACCCTTTCAGAATTACCGTTAAAACAATACGAAATAATACAAAGAACGAATACATGCTAGGGATACTTAGCAGAACCCCTCTCATTTGATCGTGGATCACAAAGCCACATAAAAATAACAGCCACACGAAAGTAAGCGAGGCTGTCATGATTGTTTTGTAGTGAAAATGTTGTACGTTCCATACTGAATAGACTAGCGTGATTGTGCCGACCACGCCTAATAGAAAGATGAACGGTGGATCATCTAACATATCCAAAACACTGTTTGGTGGCGGTGTAAAGTTACCTTTACTATGCGTTAAGATAAAGTACGCCGCTATTCCATACGTTTCTAACGCTGATATTAGCCACAGGTAGTTGTGACGGATGTTATTTATCATTCGTGTGGTACCTCCCTAAAATTTGTAAAATAAAAGCGCCTATCCGAAGATAAGCGCTAATGGTACTACTTGAGTATCCATTTAATTAATTTTTTAACGTGCTTACTGGGCACGAAGATAAAGATTACACAAAAGTGTGTCATTGGAAGGAACCTCCTTCCTCGCACTAGTCAGGTTTCCAAGCCTGCTCAAATGTGCAATTAGTATTGTACCATATTCATAATATGATATAATAAATTCATAGATAAAGATTACACCGTGTGTAGTGAGTATTTTCCAGCTCACAAGCCGGCATGGGTGGATACCTTCTGGTACCCACCTTTTTTGATATAATAAGATGATTTCTATGCGCAAAATTATATTGAGGTAGTTCCCAGCACTAAACAAATTGGTAGCGCTTAAAAAGCACTCTTTTTCAATTCATAGTACATTATCTTGCTTGATATACTTATCTTAAGAAAGAAGGTGATAAATATGTCAGGTTGGAATGCAAGCAATTTAATAGCTCTAATTGCTCTTTTCATTCCCCTCGCTCAATCGGCATCATCAGCCTATCAAACTAAAAAGAAAGTTGAAGCTGATAACAAAAATAAAGCTGCTGAACGAAAAGAAAAACAGTACGAGAATCAAATTAAACAGATGCAAGAACTATTTGAAGAGTATGCTACCCTTACCCAAGAGCAAATTTCAACTAGTTGGCACCCATTCGATAAACAACAGCGTTCAGCTTACTTAAAAGTCCTTTTGTTTGCTGAAGGTGAATTTAGAGCAAAACTTAAAAGTTTTGATTCACTTTGTTATCATGTTGGTCAAGAAGAACCAAAGCGAAAAGCTTTTAGTAAAGTGATTGATTCATATTGCGAGTTCATTAAAGAAAAGCAAAATCAGAGTAATAGCTAAGCAATAAGAGAGGTAAAGTAAATTTTGCTGAGGAGCAACTTTATTATTTAAATAAAGGCCTACACAAATTGTTAACAAATATGCTATTGTAAAGTTCATTTTTCTTTTTCCTTTCAAGGCCGCCCATAATAAAAGCCCCGCTCGTTCGAGTGAGGCTTATTTATGTATTGTGTATTTCAAAGGCGACTATGTTTCAGCTATATCCAGCTATCTAACAAGCTATACAGCCGGTGTTGTGGCAGGAACGTAGTCTTGACCTGTGAATTCCTTGTACTGTTCAGCCGTTATAGTGCCGATCACTACATAGGGCTTAATGTCTTGATTCAGTTCTGCCATGAGTTTTACAAATTCAACCATGTTCGTTTACCTCCTAAGCTTGTGCTTTAGTATCTGTAGTTCCTTGTGCCTTAGCAACCAGTTGCCCGAGGGAATTGATTGACTGCATCATTATAGTTTGTTGCTGTTGCACCTTGGCAATTTGCTGGCCTAATAGGTTAACTGCTTGATCGCTTTTGTCAGGTTCAGTTGATTGTGGTGCTGCTGGGTGTTGCCGCAGGTAATCCTGTTGCATTGCATCCAGATATGCCTGGTGCTCTTCTAATGTTGCGTCAATCCACGATCCGTTAACTAGCTTAGCAGGCTCTAGTTTCCCAGTTGGATTTTCAAATGTTTCGTTCGCTTGTAATTGATAGTCGTCTGCTACTACATCAGAGCTGACAAATGTTTGATTAGTAGCATCCGCGCGGTAAATTCCTTTCATTTCTTTAGCCCCTTTCTTAATGCAAGAATCAGATATTCTTGATTCTTATACTACACTAATGTAATTAATGCTGACAGTTCGTCCTGCATTCCATGAATACCTTGGATCATTACTAGAAATTTTTAGATTAATCTCATGCCCTTGCTTCAACCAATACACATCTTGTTGAGCGAATCCCCATTTTTCTGCGCCGTCATCAACTGATGCAGGCATAGTACAAACATGCACGATAGGACTATTATTAACATTCTGGCCAAAACGAAAATTCAATTGTGTAAAGACTAAAGTTCGATGTGCAGTCTTTAGCACATAATATCCTTCTTCGACAGTAATTCCGTTATATGTAACAATTCCTAATGTCGAGGGGTCAGATAAGGATAGCTTTGCCCCTCCTAATTCTGCATTAATCGCTTCTAGATCCTTTTGAATTTTTTCTGGACCTTGATCCATTCCAGAGAAAATCTGCGTTAAATCTACCATGAAAAATAACCGTCCTTTCTATTATCGTTTAAAATAAAGAGCCTTATAGCCGTCAAAGACTCCAAAGCTTCCATCTGGTAGTTGTTTCATTGTTAAATTGTCATTCATCAGATTAAAAGTGTTCGTAATTTCAAGGGTGCTATTACCGCCTGAACTACTAATCACCTTTGCTGGTATTTCCTGTCGATTGCCACCGCCAAAGAATCCCTTAGGCTCGGTCCCAATTGGCACTGAACCAAGCGGGTATTCAAGGTAAATCAACGTGTGCGCTGAATCAACAGGCAAGGTAACAGGAACAGTGACCCTTAATCCCCGTGTCTTAACAGTGACTGTTTGTTTTGTACTCTCTCGTAGTCCATTAAAGCTAGTTACTGATAGATCGTAAGAAGTATTAGGCATAAGTCCTGTTACTTGATAAGCATTGTTACGATCAGATATTCCGTAGTCGGCTGGATTAGGTGCCCAAGGTGATTGCTGATGTTTTAATTCCAGTTTTTCGTCCTTAACTTGGATAGATATATTTTCATTAACTTGTTGCAGTGTTGCAATGTCGGAACATATCCACCAAGTGGTACTGCTCATCATAATTTTAGTTGAGATGTTTTTCGTCTCACCAGGGCTTACCTTTTCACTGTAAGCCACTTGTTCTGAACTCGTATGATTATTTGCATTACCCGTGTAATCATATAATTCTAGGCGAACATCGTATTTACTGGTGTTCCTAATCGTTGCCGAGTATATAAAGACGTATCCACCGTGTCCCCACGCAACCGAAGTCCAGTATGTCTTTGCGGTAGTCTCCCAAAGCCAGCTTGTTCCGCTAACCGTTTTCCAGTATGAGCTAGTACCAGTTAGATAATTCCGATCGCCGACTGTTGCAAGCAGTCTATCGCTATTTCTTATGCGATATTGCATAAGCACTCACTCCTTTAATTCCAACTCAAGTCAACCGAGTTGGCGGTAACGTTAGAACTAGTTAAATCTGTAATTTCAACTAACGCTTCGTAAACCGTCAGACTGATAACTTGTGAAGTCTTGTCACCAATCTTGGCGGTAATATCAGCCTTGCCGGGCGCTTTTGCCTCGACGTTACCGTCGCTATCAACCGTTGCCACTTGTGTGTTTGACGAGGTCAACACCGCTGCACCGTCGGTTTCATTAGCTGGCGTAATTGTAACGGTAACCTTAGCTGTTCCACCAACTTCAAGACTGGTCTTGTCAATTGCCAACGTAATTCCTTGAACTGGAATAGCTGACGTATTAACGGTAATGATATTAGACTTAGCACTCTCACGTAAGCCATTGTAAGAACTAACGGCAAAGCGATAAGTTGAATTGGCTGCTAAACCGGTAACGATATATTCCTTCTTGTTCTCAACTTCAGCAATCTTTTGCAATTCACCGTCCGTTCCAGAGCCTTGATAAATATAGTATTTCATTAACTAATCCCTCCATAGTAACCGTTGCGTGTGTTCATCAATGTAGACTGCTCGTAAGTCCGTTGGACTGGTTGGCTTCGAGAAGTAACCCGTATTTGGTGATAAGTAAGAATTACCTTCCCCATCACCAGCTTGGGCTTTGGCATCATTAATCGGCATTCCTAAGTCAACTTTAATGGTCCGGTTACCGTCAATCAGATACCAAGCACCGAACTTGTAGTGTGGCACGGCATCAAGATAGAAGTTCCGCGGAATCTTAACCTTAATCGTGTTCACATCTGGATATTCCGCAACGCAATTAATTAGCTTAGTGTTTGTTTGCCCGAAACCATGACTAGTCTTTCCTAAGCCGTCCCGTTCAGTTCCGATAGCGTCCTCGTAGTACAGCACTGCTGGACGTAGTGGGTGCTCGCATTGATTATGCTTAATCTTGATCGTATAACCATAGAGAAAGTCCTCAAGACTATCAGCGCTAACCAAACTTGAATTACGTTCTGCTACCATGCCATTGTCTAGGCTAATGACGTTGTTTTCGTCGGGGACTTCGTCCTTATGCTTAACACGAATATTCCAGTAAGCACCATGACCATCATCGTAGTTATCCCATCCGCGAGTAACTGCTAAGTCGCCAGCAATTAACGGCGCGTAGGCTTTCATTGTAGCCACTGTATCAAATTGAAATGGCCGATCGTGAAATTGAGCTTGTTTTAACGTTTCTTGAATTTGTTTCGTCATATCCAACAGTTGATTATAACGAACATATATTCCAGTCTTCGGATCGTTAATTTCAGCCATTGCATCAGTTAGAGTTTGTTTGAAGTTAGCCAACCAGTCGGTAAAGTCCTTCCTAGCATCATCACCCATTTTATTAAGAGACTGTTGGGTGTCATCGACAATCTTTTTAAGCTGGTGTTCATCCACGTCTGCTTGATTTTTTAGATCATCAACTAATTCTTGAAATTCAGCAATAACCGACTTAGCATGTACGCCCATTCGAGCGTAGAAATTAGAACCTTGAACTACTAGATTGAAATTAACCGTAGACACAACATTGCCATCTGGATCAATAAAGCTAAGATAAGCTTCTTCCCACTTACCGCCAATTTGAAAGACGTTATCTGGGAAATAAAGCGTTACTCGACCAATCCGTTGTTGATCTAACTTCTGATTATCAGCCATTGTCAGATAGACACGAAAATCATTATGCTCTGGGTCAGTGCCAAAAAATAGGACTCGCCAATTACGAATGTCTTGGGCTAAACCATTCGAGTAAACCCATAGTTTAAGATAACTATTAATATCGCCAACTCGACCTTTAAAACTATCGGCAATATCAATTGTTTCGTCTTGGCTTCGTAACAGATCAACTGGAATATATTGTTTTAATTTCGGTAATGTTTCCAAAAAATCACCTCCTTATAATTCGTTTAGATCATCGTCCGACAGCCCTAAAGCCTTTTGTAATTTATCCAGCTTAGTTTTTATATCGTCTGTGTCGACCAATGCTCGTTCGATTGCCTCAAAATTTTCTGTTAAATATCCACATAGCTTTGCATTAGTAGCTAAGTCCTTCTTATGCGGTATGAACTCGTTCACTTGCTATCACCTGCTTTCTCTACCGGTGTGAATACCGGTTTGCCATCATCACTAACGGATAAATAAAAAGCCGTCCCATTAGGCGACTTAAATTTAAGTTTTTCAAATGTAAGTTTCTGAAGCATCTTAGCATCACGTTGACGGTAAATCTTGCCTTCGGGTCCATACTCCTTATATACAGTTTGACCATTATCAGGCGAACAGCTAAGCCACTGTAATCCATTCTCATCAACATATGGTTGCAGAATAAAAATAGGCGTTTTAGCATCATTTGCCATTGGCTTACCTCCCTACGCTATTATTAATTTCCTTCATCTGCTTAATCTGACTTTCGTTATAGATAATCACTGGCTGATCGCTCTTCTTGTTGTTTTCGTTAGCAAAGTGATCTTCTTTCCTAGCGCCAGTACCTCCAAATATATCTAGTGCTTGAACATTCGCATTCGTATCTTTGATCGCATTAAACAAGGCGATATTGACATCTTTCATCGCTAATCCAGTATTATTGAAAGTTAACGTCTTATCAGCATGAGGATGCAGTATATTGTCATTACCTTCAATCCCAACCAACGTCATATCAGTATTGATATTCATAGTAGGTACAATTAAACGTACTACATCACCTAACTGATAGCCTTGCTCATCGACATTACTAACAGTGAGTGAAAACTCTGGATTATGTTGCACAGTGTTCTCAACGTATGTCTTAAGAGCGTTCATGTCATAAATGCTATCCATCGTAATTGGAGCACCACAATGCAAATCATATTTTTTAATTGAATCTTGGTCTTGATAATGATAGACAAGCGAATAATAGCTAGCACTAGTAGTTGTAGTCGTCGTACTATCATCACTACTGCCACTATTAACGTTTCCATCCGCAAAACCTGGTACTCTTACAGCAAACTGCGGTGGCCAGCTAGCAATTGTGCGGTAAACTGTCCCATCTTGGTAGTTATCAGCACCAACCCGCCATGTTGAATCCATTGCAATTGATACATGATAACTACCGCCACGAGCACCCCAGAAAAGCAAATCTCCAGTTTGGTAAGGCGGGTTAACAATTGTCCCCTTCCCTTCAAGTCCAACTGTATTAGTTCGAGGGGTATTAATCCCAAAATGATTAAGAACATAGCAAACAAGCCCAGAGCAATCCCAACCGCTGGGAGTACTTCCACCCCAAACATATGGCACCTTACCAACAAACGATTTACAGTAGTCGATAATCTGTTGCGATCGTCCAGTAGATGTTGCTGATAGAGCTGTTATCTGAGCCTTTGAAACTGGTGCCCCAAATGGAGACCAACCATGACGACCAGTAATCTGATTACGCCAATTTGGTACATTGAACAGAGCGATTAACTGATCAAGCCCGTGTCTGATATTTGTATAAGGTGGCCGACAGTAATAATTGAACGTTGCTTGTTTAAATTGCAATAACCCAATTGCAGGCCCATCACTTAGACCGTCTGTTCCGCCAGTAACATCCTCGCGACCACTAGATTCAAGATTAATCTGTGCTTTTACCAGTGCAATATCACTATCTGATAATTGTTGCCCCGTTAAGCTAGCAGCATTTTTTATTACTGGTGTCCAATCGCCATTTTGAGGTTCGGTGATTCCGTTGCCACCACCAGATACAGTAGTTGTATCAGCTTCAACCTTACCGCCGTACACCCAACAGTCATTAACGATGCTAGTATCGTTTTCTTGGATGTCAACCGAATTTATATTATACATATAGCGCAATTGACGACCTGTTTGGTGGCGTAAACTTGCTAAATCATAGATTTTAACGGTATATCCATCTGGAATCCAATAAGCGCTGAATGTTTTAAGATTACTGTTCAACCACTCATATAATGAACCAGTACACTCAATCGCCACTTGGGGAAAGTTACCGTGTAACTCATATTTAACACCTTGATTATTGTTATCAAGGAACTTGTGCATACAAGCATCAAGAGTAGTCAGCTGTTGTTCTGCTGTTCGCTTAATTACAGTGCCTGGCTGCGGATTGTCATCACTAGAACTATCGTCTGATGAACTATCATTGCCACTCTTGTCCGGATTCTGTTCGGTTGGTTCTTGCGGATCAATTCGAACGTTTTTTAACATATCGACAAGAGTATGAGTACAGGTAACCTGCATCGTAAGGAATCCTTGTTCATCAAGTTTAGGCTCTCGTTGCTGAATGTTGTACCATTGGTCGGCATACATAACACCACATTTTGCTTGAGCTGCATCAAAGACTTTTTCGTATCCTTTAGCACGGGTTAGTGTAAAGCTAATTTCGTAATTGCTGTTAAGCTGGTAGTTCTTTTTGAAAGAATCATGCAAATCCTGCCAGTTAATTCGATAGGCTTGCTTAGCGTCTTTTGTTTCAATAAAGACACATCTTTCTGCATATTTTTTAGTCATGCTAACCACCACATTGGAAACTCAAACGTAATCGTGCCACTGAAATTATCAATATGGAAGTCATTCTTACCCATAACAAGCGTAATCAATCCACAGTCGGTATCTAGTAAACAACCTTGACCATTACATTCTGGATTAACCCCATCTAAAACAAAAGTACCATTAAAAGCACTCTTCTTGTAAATTGATCCACCTGCTTTATTAGTAATCTTCAAATTACCATTTGACTCGCCTTGCAATGTAAGTTTAAAAGGATGTCCTCGCCATTCAGGGTCAATCACTACATCAGACAGATTATAAACACTAAAATCATTAGTAGTGAATTTATATTGTAGATCTATATTTTCAGGAAGATTACTATTAACACCCCACACTTGGTCTGGATAATCCAGTGTAGTACCAATCGAACGACTTAAACCAATAAAATCAGTAAAGGTGACTTCACACGTCCAGCATTTCTCGTTTGAATAAGTAGGTGCTGCTAGTTTTGCTTTACCGTAATACATACGATTGAGCCAATTTGAAAAAGTAATCCAATAAGCATCACGGGAAACTAAAAAACGCTGTGCTGCTTCCCAAGCTAACATAGCGTCTGTTTCGTCTACACCATCGTAGATTAACTCAAATTTAAGTTCTCGACTGTTATAAGTCGTCGAAATTAGACTTGAACCATCTTGTAAGCCAATCTTTTTCATCGTGTCGGATGGATTAGCCGGCTGAACATCTGGAGCACGATAGCAATAGACGCCAGTCAGATTAACTACATCGTAATTGCTCGTCCAATTTTTGCCGTCAGAGCTGATAGCAAATTCGATGGGGTCAAAAACCGGGCTTATCATATCACCGTAGCCATAACGATGCGGCTTAATTTTACTTTGAGAAAAAACTTGTATCACTTTATCATTACCTTCCTATACGAGATAAGTCTTTAGCATTCTCTTTGTTATTTCGCTTTCTAATGCTTTCGCCGTCAAGAATAACGTCAGGATCAATGTTATCTAATCTTTCAACCATTTTAGCCAATAAATCAATCATCTTATCTAACTTAGAATTACCACCATTCGTTGTACCTTGTGTAGCCGGTTGAGCCTGTGCGGTAGCTTCAAATGCTTTATCAAGTAACGGTTCAGCAGATACCGCATAAGGATTCAAGACAAACTCATGGTGTTCTGGATTATCACCAACCCAGCCAAACATTTGAGAAGTAATTTCTCCACCAGTAGCCCAACCACGACCTGGAATACCGAATGATCCCCAACCACCTTCACCACCATGCTGTAAGGCGTTGAAAGCGGCAAGAATTTGATCAAATCCGTTCATAATATTACCGTGACCATGCCAAATCCAGCTTCTAAAGGTGCCGGGTTTGAACTGTAATAAGCCAGTTGCATGACCATCAGCCAAGCCATCGGTGCCTCCGATTGCGCCTGGATCACCGCCGGATTCAGTATTAATTTGAGTAAGCATCTTATGCAACATAGTAGGTGTTAGAGCAATGCCTTCCATCTTAGCGGCACGTTTAATGAACGGCTCCCATCGAGCTACCCCAGCGCCGCCAGGATTGGCTTCTTCCATTTTCTCTAGAATTGGCTCAAGATTTTTCTTAAACCAATCAGAAATAGGTTGTGTAAGCTTATCCATTGCACCATGAGCAACGTCGGCAAAATTACCTAGTCCCTTGTATAATCCGCTAGTTGCTTTCTCTAGTAATCCTTTAGTAGCCTTCAATGGATCATCTAAGAAATCCATAATGGCGTCTAGTTTATCGCCAAGCCAACTGCCGATGTTTTCAAGCGAACCTTTAGCCCAGTCGATGCCCTCGCCAATAATTCCGCCATCAGCGAAATGTTGAGCGCCGACAATACCACCAGTAGCATAGTGAGAAACACCCACAGCATTCATGATCTGCCGTGTTTCAGCACCACTATATACTCGGGTACCCTCAGGCAAGAAACCGGTCCAATTACGCTCTTGTGACATGAACAAGTTACCATCAGGCGTTTGTACTAATTCTTTCCAGTCAGGGCCATCACCATCATTGATAACGGACAAGTGCCGGTGAACAGTTCCACCTTGTGCAAAGTGAACGTGGCCGAGTTCTTTAACGCCAGTACCGTGACCAGTGAAAAAGCTCCAAACCTTATTAATTCCACCAATACCAGCGTTAATGACGTTGATAACACCATTCATTCCGTCTTGAGCGGCTTGTTTAATACCGCTCCAAATTCCTCTAAAGAAACTTGAAATGCCATTCCAAACAGAATGCCAAATACTGCTAATTGTATTTAGTGGGCCAGAGATAGCATTATGTAAGGTTTGCATACCACTGCTACCCAATGATGTTAATGTGCGCCAAATTCCAGAAAAGAAACTAGCGATTGCATTCCAGCTGGTAGTCCATACCTTTTCAATCACCTTAACAGCGGGGCTAATTAGTCTTTCGATGACTTGCATTCCACTGGAAGCAGTCTTTTTTAATGACTTCCAAACGGTACTAAAAATGCGTGCCCAACCGTTCCAAACACGATTCCACAGCTTAGCAACAGGATCAAACAATTTGCCAAGCCACTTTGAGAAACTTTGCCATTGCTTTTGCACAGTCTTAATTAAAGATTTGGTACTGTTTTGCAATGGCTTTATCAATGGTTTCATTAGGGTAATACCAATTCCAACTGGTAGTGCCAAACCAATAACAATTGCTTTTACTATTACTTTGCCAACACCTTTAAAGAATTTAGGTATCTTTTTGGCAAAATTCTTAAATCCTTTGCCCAACTTGGATAATCCTTTACCGAAAGATTTTTCCCAATTGGCTTTACCTGTAAAGGTATTCTTAATGGCTTTTCCTAATTTATTTACAGCATCTCGAAATGGCTTAATATGTTTGTAAGCTTCATAGAATGCAACGCCAAGAGCAGCTACGGCAACAACTGCCCACGTAATAGGGCTTAATGCAATATCAAGCGCAGCGTTAGCTACTGTTAATTCTTTAGTACCAGAAATCAAACCACCCAGTACCTTAATCCCAGTTCCTGCTAAAAATTTAAATGCTGAGCCTAATTTTTTAACGACATCTATTGTCGTTGAGAATACCATCGTTTTCTTTAAGTCTTGGATCCACTTTAGGAAAGCAACGTATTTATTGACCGTAAAAACTGAAAGCATAACAATGCCCAAAGTTTGAATAGCTACTTTATTATCAGCAATTCTCTTTAGTAAATTAGATAGTACCTGAAGTGGGGATGCCGAATTTTTAGCAGAGGAACCAAAAATACCGAAGATACGAACTACATCCATAATAGCTGCGCCCGCACCTTTAGCAAAGATTTTAATAATTGAGCCAACAATGCTAAACGTTGCTTTAATGTTCCCAGCGTTCCTAGCGATAATATTTGTCATAGTTCTAATCTTTTCTTCTAAACGAATTACAAGATTATCTAATTCTCGTTGTATTTGGCCCGTTCCAACGTGTCCACCTGCAAATGCTTGAGCGACCTTGGCCATCCCCTGTGAAGTGACTTTCCCAAGCTTATTGAACTCATTCCTTGTCTTGGTATCAGAGACCCATTTTGATACAGCGGCATAAACGGGGCTTTGTGCTTTAGTAAATGGTTCAACTAATGCACCGAGCAAACGTGGGGCGGTTGTCTTAATGATCCGGCCCATACCATCAAGTGTGCTAGCGAAGTTCTTAGTAGCATCCTGATATTCATGGCCCATCCTAATCAGAACGGTATTCATATCGTTGGAACTAATCTTGCCAGCGCTCATCATGGCATTAAGATCAGCCATTGTCATGTTCTTGCTATGATGAATTTGTTGTTCGTACTTCAGCAGCTCTTGCCGGAATTTTGGAAAGACGTTCTGAATGGAAAGCATATCTTGAGCAGAAGCTTTACCATTACCAACCATCTGTGCCCACTGCGTACTGAAGTTTTCAATAGCAGCATCACTTGCATGAAAAGCGTCCTGCAACGTCAGGACAGACTTAGACAGCTCACGTGTCTTGTCAGCATTACTGGTAACGGCATAGAAGCGCTGGTTAAGGTCATTAACCATCGAGGTTGCGTTTTGAGCTGAAATGGCCAGTTGATTAGTCATATTGACCATTTTTTGTCCTTCAGCAGCCGATCCAGTTAAGGTCCGCCAGCTTGCAATCATCGTTTGCTGCTCCTTGTCGTACTGATAACCAGTAGCGATAAGGCCCTTAATGCCATTACCGATTGCATAAATACCGTTAAGAACAGCATTCCCTAAGAAAGTGCCCATCAAAACATCTTTTAATTTAAGAGATGAATTTTGGCTTTCTTTTAATTGATTATTAAAGTTACGAAGGCTATTTGAAAAATGGTCCTTAATTGTAATTACTGTTTCTTTGATCTTTGGTACATCATGAATTTTTCGACTAAACGATTTCAGCTTGTTACTGTCAATTTGAGCCTTTATGCTAACTGTTTTATGCTTAGGAATACCATTTAGAACTTGTTTACTTTCGTTAAATTGTTCGCGGATATTCTTAGAAGCATCGGTAGCAGCATGCTGATAAGACAACAACTTTTCTTTCATGCTGTCTAAGGATTGGGAAGTTTCTTGAGCGGCTTCTTTTGCATCAGTTCCCATCTTTTTCCAGTCTTCACCGGTATTAGCAACTTTTGAGCCTTCTTCTCTAACCTCATCGGCTCCTTGCTGGATAGCTTGACGGGCTTTAGCAACTTCTTGCGTAACTCCATCTCTGAATTTCCACCAGAACTCTTTTGTAACAACTGGGCTACTCATAAACTACCCTCCTCCCAGCATGTTCATCAACAGTTGACTAGCCACTGTCTTTTGTCGTAATTGTGGCTGTTCGTCTCGTCCCTCAGCAATATTTTTACCAATGGCTTGATTACGCTCTTGCAACCGCTTAATCAAGTCGGCTATTGATTGTTGAGGTTCAATTGGAACAGTTTGTTGTGGCACTGTCTTAGCAAATAAAGTTAAGTCTCTTTGATCCACTAAATGGAGTTGGTAGCCTCGCTGGACTGCTTTAAACTCCTTCGGTGTTAATTCTTTTAGTTCAATAGGTGTGAGTCCGATTCGTCTTGCTTCGGTAATGATTCTTGCGACGTCATCAACTGTTGAAGCTTCGTTGTTGAGTCGTCGATTTGGCTCATACCGATTTCCATTTGGTCCTTCTTGTCCTCGTCCGTCATTGATTCGATATGCTTCTTCATAGTTGCCGTGAGCTTGTCGTTGTTCTTGATAAACTCGTTCAACTTCCGAGCTAAAAAATCGTTGGCTTGTAATGACTTGAGAATGTCATCAAAAGCTTCATCAGTTGCTTTTTCATCGTTAAACATCGCTGTTTCAAGCGCTTCTTCAACGGCTGTTTCTGATGGTTGATTACGCTTGTACCATGCTAACGAGTGGTAATAAGCAGCAATAATCATATCGACGTTTTCGTCAAGTAGGCCATTAACTAATGCTGAGAAGCCATCTTGACCGTTCTTTGCTAACGACTTATCGTCCCGTGTTTGCAAATAAAAGCCGTAATTTAGCTTTGGTGTGAATACTGCGGGTTGTGCTTGTGGGTTCACTTGAATTGTTAAAGTTTGCATAATTTAATTCCTCCTAAAATTAAACCTTTGGTTCTGCTGGACTTTTAGCTGTTGTACCACCGTTACTCTTCATATATTCGTCTAATGGATCAGAGATTGGATCCATAGTTCCACCAATGTCCGTGTTGTGGGCGTAGTCGTACAGTGTCAGGCCAATATTGTATAGGTCTGGTTCAAGTTCGCTCTGCTTAGTAACACCTTCAACGGAGTCACCTTCGATGTTGTAGGTGATGTTTGAGTGCAGCAAGTTGTTAACTGCTTCGGTGTTAGGCATACCGTTTGGATATGCTTTGCCATAAGTGCCTGGAACAACGAATTGCGTAGGATCAGCCGGGTCTGCTACCTTACGATTGAAGTCAAATCGGAAAATACCCAGCATAACCTTTTCGCGGACACAACGCTTAAGGCTTTGAGCAATGTAGTCGTCCTTCTTGCGCCAGTAACTGTCAACAACGAATGTTTCTGCGTGCTGGCCCGGTGCGTGAACGGTGCCTCCCTTCAAATTGATGGCACTGCTACCAAGTGTGTTGGTAGTTGAAGTACCAGCTTGCAGACCGAGCAGGTGAATTAGGGCCTTCTTCTCGTCCCATGGAAACTTGCATCCATAAACGATCAGGTCGGCCTTGCTCATTTCATTTGGGTCAATATCTGCGAGACTTCCTGGAAATCCTGCCATAATTAATTACTTCCTTTCTTGATTGCTATTCCGTAAGTAGTGAAGTCAAACGAAAAAGCCGCCCTTTTGAGCGACTCTCCTTGATATGATTCGTCAACTAAAATACGCACGCTGTAATCGTCAAATTTCGATCTCCAGTGTGCGCATCTTACTTGTTGCATAATGTTTCTGACTTGATTGCTAATATCTAGCAGTACGTCAAGCCTATCTATTTTGCTGTAAACATCCACAGAAATGGTGAGTTTAGTTTCCTCAATCCCTTTATAGGAGCGAGGTTCATTTTGTATATTGCTTAAATCAATAATCACTTGTGGATATTCAGCATCGTGTTTCTGCCCGTCATAATAAACGGGGGCTCTTACCTGGTGAAGAGCCTTTTTAACCTGCACAATCAGGTCTGCTTCTGGGCCCATATAGCCTCCTACTCTAATGCTTGTCGCATTGTATCTTCAAACTTCTTATCGAGGCGAGCGGCTACCTTTTCGCCACTTGGTTTCATGAACGGCTCTTTAGGATTTCTCCCTTTGCCAAATTCCACCGCTGTACCGTAGTAATAAGCATCTTTATTTTTCGATGGCTTATTTACTTTGCGTATCTTTTTAGCTCCTTGCTTAATCTGTTTGCGAGCCTTTTCAGCGTCCTCAGCAGTTGCAAGGGGCACGACACTAACTTTCATACCATCTTCGCTAAATTGGGGCGTGATACTGCCTTGAAGCGTCCCAGTAGGCTCATAATCACTTTTACTATGACCTACCTTTTGACTTTCAATCTTTTGTGCTTCGTCTACTTCTTCAGCAGCCGCATTGCGAATAAAGATTTTACTAGCCACCTTTGCCCTAGCATATTCACGATTAAACTCGTCCATCACCTCAGGCATTCCCATTCTTGCTAAGTTTTGGGCGACTGCTCTTGCACGCTCAAAATCGCTAGTATTAACAGAAAAATTAACACGTGGTAAGTTCTCGTAGCTATCATTTGGCATTGAAAATCACCTCACTGTTGACGATGTAAAAGTCAGTACGATTGAAGTGTCGTCCGATTTTTTGAATCTTCCTGGCACCTCTACCGCTGTTTTGGTCATAATCTGCAAAGCCGATTTTATCTGCTTCACATTCGCCAAATACTCGAACGATAGTAGCATCATACATTTCGCCATTCCCTAGCGTCAGGTTCGTTCGCTTCACGTTAGCTTTTACCTTTTTAGCTGTTGAAGTACCCTCAAAGTTTAAATCATCGCCATCGTTAGCAGTTTCAGTAATAAGGTAAACTGTCTTGTCGTATCTCATTAGAACCACCCTATTGCATTACCGGTTAAATCATCGTTCTTACCAGTAGAGTCAATCCAAGCTTCAATATCAGGTAAATAATCTTTCAATTCATTTGAATTAAAAGACATCGACAATCCTTCTTCTGAAATGCTGTTCATACCCTCGTTATGAAACTTGTTGTATTTTGCTAACGTCAACTGGTCCACTAGATAATTCAATTCAGTTGGGAACGTATCATCATCAAGATACTTGCGAATGTAAATCATAATGGCTTGTTTAGCCTGCACGATATAAGTTTCTACTCGGTCCCTATCATCATCATCTAGTTCGATGCCTAACAGAGTTTGCATACGCTGAATATCGTTTGTTGCGTCTAATTCAGCCATTCAATCACCCCATTACTTACCAAGCGATGTTGGTGTCGTTGTACCTTGCTTAATTGCTTCGTCAGTGGTTGTGAACTTAACGTAAGGCATAATCTTAGGATCGAATACTCGGTTCCAGTATTTACCATTCGCTAAATCTTCCATGCCAGGGAATGGCTTATTAGGATTATCTGCTGCGAATGCTGATTCATTCCAACTCATACCTTGTGGAGCTAATACAAAGCGACGACGACTAATAAGGTAGTCAACACCTTGGAAACGTAATGCGTCACGACCTGTTTCAGCAGCACGTGGAGTTGGTAATTCAGACCAACCAAACGCACCAGAAGCAAACAAGTAGCTAGTGTATACACCATTCTTAACTGGCATTGTGTCATCAACGATTACTCGTACACCCTTAATAGAATCGCCAGGATTTGGAGCTGAAATTTGAGTTGGTAGTTGATTACCGTTGATTAAGATAGTGTTACCAGTCTTTGGATCAGTGATATTAGCATTTTGCAATTCTTTCAAGATATTTGAGTGGACTACAACAGTGGCAAGGTCACGGTAACGATCACCTAATTGGAAACGTGCTTCGTTAAAGTTTTTAAGTGAGAATGTGTTATCGCTTCGCCGATTATCAGCAGCGTTGAATTGGTTCTTATCTCTCATGCTATCTGAAGCATAAACACCATCCATAGTGCCCAAAAGAATCTTTTCGTTAATATGACGCCAATAAGATTGAACAGAAGTACCAATGTTACCAAGTGGATCAGTTCCAGATAATTCACCAGAAAGATCGGTAGCACTCCAGGCTTGTAAGAATCCATAAAGCCGGGCTTGTGCTAATTGAGTACCAATAGTATTAAGAGTAATGTCTTTAGTATCATCAATATTTTGTGGTGCTACGTCTTCAAGAGGCTTGAACATTGGAATGTTTACCAACTTACCACCACCTGTAAAAGCAGAAGCAATACTAGGTACCGCTTGGATTACACCAGATTGAAAGAATTGGTCTTGTTCCACCGATTGTTGAGCTTGGTAGGCGGCCCAACCATCAGGGATTTGCATATTTGCTAATTGTGTAGCTTTTTGAATATCAGCCATTTACTATTCACTCCTTAATTCATTTTTCCAACATAAAAGCCCTGCTTAGGTTGCGCTTGTGCAATCATTTGCTGGGCTTTTTCTGGGTCTTGATTGAAAATTTCATTTTGTTTTGTTAAGTTCCACCCTTGTGCAGACCAAGGATTATCGCTAAGAGAAACATTAGAGCCACCGTTGCCATTGATTGGATTTCGTTTGCCTCTCATAAGCTTTTCAGTGGCTTCTTGTACCTTCTTTTGAACGTATCGATCCAACAAAGCCAAACGTTGTGAAGTTTCATCATCATCAGCACCCATAACGAGCGGTAGTAGATCAGTAGTAATACCCTTATCGATCAACGTTGACTTAGTTTTTACTTCCCGCAATTGACGATCTAAGTCTTGTTGCTTGCGATTGAACTCATCTTCACGGTCTTTTTGTTCCGCTTTAGCTCGCTCTTCAGCAGACATCTTAGTACGTGCAATAGCCTTATCGATGGCATCTCGCTTTTCCTGCTCTGCTTTGGTCCGTTCCTTAGCAATCTTAGAATCAAGTAAAGCACTGATAGCCTTTTGCTGTTCGGGTGTGAAATCCACTTTAGGCTTCTCTTCTTGCCCCTCATTTTGAGTTGGCTGATTATCCTGTTCTTGTACAGGCTGTTGAGTTTGAACTCCATTTTCGTTTTCCATTATCAATACCTCCGTTTTACATCCGTCGATGAATTCCGTTTAACCTCCGTCGAGGAAACCCGTCCGCTCTTTAACGCCTGTCAGCACGTTTGAAGGCATAAAAGCGGCTATCAATTTGAATAGTCGCTATAATCCTAAATCTTCTAACGCTTCCTTAATTGGTGTTTCAGCAGGAATAATATTACATGCACAACGTGGGTGAAACGGTGGCACGTTAATACCAACTACAATACTGTCAATTTTAACTTTCGTGCCGTCCATTCCTTCACAATACTTGCAAACGTTGGTACTGTGACGGCTTACCACTTTAACGTACTTGTAGCCGTTGCTTTTCAGGCTTTTTGCGGTTGCTTTCATTTGAGTTGCCTTAGCCTCAGTAACAAATATCCGTTCAAGGTTCGCTTTCGTATGCATGTATCGTTTCTGAACAGTTGAACGCCACTTGTTAGATGTATAATTCCACTGCTTATTGCCCTCTAGCGCTTCTTTAGCTGCCTTTTTCAACGAATTAGGGTTCATGTGATTTTTAACTTGAAAATCAATCACCTTGTCTAAATCCATTGAGAGGCGTTGTGCGTGCTTAAAGATGAGTGGCAATGTATCTGTATCATTACCCGTTTGAGTAGCAACACGGAGCAAGGCACGGCGTCTCAGTTGGGTATTATATCCACCGTGTTGTTTACCAGTTAATTCAGTCACCTTATTAACAATGTCTGTCTGCTGTTCTTGTAGTCGATTAGCAACATCAAGGCCAAGCATTGCAATATTAATTCGGCTGGTAAGCTTTGCTACGTCTGTATTGGTCTTATACGGTAGATTGTTCAGCAAAGCACCCAAAACGGCTTTCTGCTGTGGTGTATGAGCTATATTACGTAACTCACGTAAGGCGTCGAATACCGCTTTAACGTCTGCTGGGTCTGCTTTATCATTCCACTTCAAGCCGTTGTTAAAGAAGTGATCAAAAGTAACCTCTTGCTTATGCTCTGCTCGTTCTACCGCATCACGTAAAGCAACAACGCTTGGACTATTTGGATTAAATATCTTGTCTAATCGGTCGAACCATTCTTTATCAGTCATTAGTTATCACCTTTGGGCTTGTTTTCAACTTCTGCCGGCTCACCAGTAGCAAAGATATTGCCAATTCCAGTGCGTCCTTCCTTAAAGTCGTCCTTTTCTTTGAGTTCCTCTTGCTTTTCATCATCAATCCGCTGTTTTTCATCATCGGCCGGCACATTAGTAATCTTTTGAGCGATTTCTCGCAAGGACTTCATACTTTCGAGTCCCGGAATACCTGCTAATGTTTGAATTAATTGAGCGGTTTCTTGATCATTCTTCGGCAAGTTAGGATCAAAGTTAGGTTTTACCATATCAGCAACGACCGACACATTATTTTCACCTGGCAAGGCGTTAATCTTATTCCAGTAAGCAATACATGAGCTAATGCGAGAGCGTAGACCACGCTTATACAATGCTTCTTGTACTTTGCGTTCTTGATCACTTCCCCACAGCTTGTAACTCATTGCTACACCGGACGCGTTAGAAGCAAAATTAGGATCATTGACGTTTGGTGTGTTGGTGTACTTATGAATTTCATTGATTAAGAAATTAGTGTAAGTAGACCAGCCGGCGGAATCATATTGCTTTGTAATGTATTGAAGCGTAGGAGTTACGACTGTACGCTGTCCTTCACTCAGTCCAGTACGTGCAATGTAAGGCTCTAGGTAAAACATGCGATGTTTAGGATCAATGATCGGTCTAGGTGGTACCAATACAATTGGCTTACCATCTTTACCCATCTGAACGTTGCCTTGTTTATCTTTTGCATATACCGGCTCAGTCTTATTGGCAAAACGACCAGTTGCCACCATTGCAGCATCGTTAAAATCTTCTTGAAAGTTTGCCATTGTGGAGATTGCCTTGTCTAATGCGTCCATCTGATCAATTTCAGGCTCCCAATCCCCTAAACGCTCTTCGTTGTTCTTATATTCAGTTAACAGAACACGTTCAAAGAACAAAGGCTCTTGGCCGTCAAATACAACGTTATTAACTGGTGAGTTAGTCTCAGGCAATCCGCCATCTGAATGATAGCGATAGACCATCGAATCGGTGTAAATCTCATAGTTTTCACGTAGTAGCTCATCTAAAACACCTGTCTGATAGTAACGAACAGCAAATAGTGGCTTAGCCTTGATTGAATCATCGTAGACAACAAAACACGTTGTCGGGTCAATCTTTGCTAAGTTTAACGTTGTTTCACCTTCGTTAACGTAGACAAGATCATAAGCACGACCCATGATTGATAAATCCTTTTTAAGCATTTCATCAATGTAGGGCGTGTTTGCATTGTCGTTGTAATGAGTAAGTAAGTCATCAAGCTTTTCAGATAAAGACTTCATACTGTCCTCATCAGTCGCTATCTTGTATTGAATATCGTTACCCATGAAGTAGCCCACACGAATATTGGTAATGTAGCGTGCAAAGCCTGTTGACACCCGATTATGCGCATTATCCGGATTGGGTGACCCAGCCCACTTCTTAATCTTGGTGTCAGCATAGTAATAGCGCATAAGCTCTTTTAATCGTGGCACCTCTCTGTCGATGTGGTGACGAATGAACTTATAAGCTGTTTCGTATAACTGCATTGGATAATCTTTAATCGTATTAAAATAGCTAACCGGAACTTGATATTCTCGGTTAGCTTCCAAATCAAAGCGATGTTGTTGTGAAATTGTATTTTGCATTAAATATCAAGCCCCATTTTTCTAGCAATGTGATACTGATTACCCCAATCGACACCCATTGAGCCATCATACATATCCATATACTGCCTAACACTATACCTTAACGCATCAATTGCGTGGTTGTTCTCATCTTTCGGACGATTGAGCGTATTACCGATGTTGTCAGTATCAAATACATAATTGTTGAACTCGTTCCAAATATTTTTGCACTTTGGGTGAACGTGGATTTTGTATTGCCATAATTGATCTATTCCAGCTTCTATTGGCGTTTTAACAACAGATTGAATATTATCTATATCCAAGTCTAAAAGCTGTTGTGTGCGCTCTGGTGAAGCAGAATCAGCATAGATATTCGCATGCTGATAGCCGTTATCTTTGAGCCATTCAGCAATGTGTGGTGTCGTCTGGTGATACGTATACATTTCATCGTAGATCCAAATATTCTTGCTCTTTGGATCAATCGCTAATGCAACAAACGCATTCGGGTCACCACCGAAGCCGTAATCAAGACCAAATCCAGCATGTCCGCACTCGGTAAGTTTTTCCTGTGGGTCAAAGTCAATGAGTTCAACGTTATCTTCAAAGACTAAGCCCTCACTTACGCCCCAGTCACCGTCTGCTGCCACCTTAGCACGTCGAGGATTAGTCTTATACAAATCCAAGTAACGTTGCCTATCTTGCTCATCGAGCCACTCATTGCATCTGAAAGTAGTTGTCTGTGCGAATGTGTCGGCTTTGCGTGTTTCTGGATCAAAGAAAGTTCGTTTTAGCCAATGTTGAGCATTCCCATTGTGTTCATACTTGTTCGTTAAGCAAGTACCGCCTGTTAAGGCTGCCTATTGTCACCAATAGGTTCAGACTATATCACGCTCCCTTGAGGAGCCTCCCTATTTCCATTCACTTGAATGTACTCTACTCATCGTATTAAAAAAGCGAGCATTTCAGCCCGCTCTACGCTTTCGATAGTCGTTACACCTTCCTTATTGTCATACCGTTAATTACAATAGAGCCTTTTTCATTAAGCTCGTTAATAAATTTAACGTCAATATTCAGGTCCTGCATTAACTGATAAGCACTTATGTAGTTCTCACCAGTTATTATATTCGTGTATTTATTCTTAACTGAAACTTTTACTAGTTCCCCACTCTTGGTCATTTTGTTAACAGAGTAACGGGATACACCTAGCTTTTCAGCTGCATCTCTTTGTGAATCAAAGTAACGCTTATGGTCTTTTGTCATTAGCGGTTGGCGAACTGGTGAATTATCTTTAGATCGCTTATTAGCGTCCCACATATTCACGCTAGATAGCTTATATTTGTGGTAATATTCGCTTTCCAATTTCATTGCCGCCTCCTTGCCAATCACGGTATCAACTATATCAATTTCAACGTCCTTAAAAAGTTGAAGATGATTTGCGTTGAGATATTTGTGAATAGGCTGTGCTCTATCTTTTTCTCGCATAGAGCGGCGGTGGCTGTTAATTCTATTTCCTATTCGCCACGTACTGCCAACATAAATGATTTTACCTGTTTTCTTGATTTTGAATAAATAGATGTAATAACGATTTTCCACTATATCATCGCCTTTCACTTATATTTTACCACTAATAAGTATAACAGGCGACCACATAATTAATAAGGCTTGGCTCGGTCTTGTCTACTTGAGAGTTTAACCGAATTAAGGGAGTTTTACACTAGCGATTGCTCACTAGCGCCGCAGAAAAGTTTACGGATTAAAAGTTACTGTAATCTGCTTAAAGGCACCCGGAACATCAATCCGACCACGAATAGATTCTTGCAGCGTTTCCAATTTATCGGCATTTTCAATTTCATATGCTTCCTCAATCCACACAAATGACAAATACCCGTGTGTAACAGTGATTGAAGTAAGTTTCAAAGCCTTATCAAGCCCACGAAAGATAATCCGTTGACCTGTTGGCTTATAGACTATCTCCGGCATTGAAGGATTACACTTGAAAAGGCGTTCAGCATGGAAACGATGGATAGCCCACACGAGATCCGCATAGGTTGACTGTCGATTAGTGTTTGAGTAGCGTCGTACAACAAGCAAGTTAGACCAAGGGTATTTCATGATGCGATAAATCATATTGAGAGCAGTAGTTTTACTCTTCTTACTAGCACGTGAGCCTTTTACAACACGATAGAAATGCTTATCGTGCCAAAAATCATAATAGCCACCGCCCACAATCTTACTTAGACTTAGTGTCTGATCCATCATCTTCACTTCCTTTCTGTTTGCTATCATCCTCTTTATCTGGCTTTAAGTCGTCACTGAATACAATCTTAGTAATACCCTCATCGTTTGAGTTAAGTCGTTTTGTCTCAGCTTTAATTCTTTCAATTTCAGCATTGATTTTTCGTGCATTAGCACGTGTTAAAGCGTTTTGAGCGTTTTTAGTCTCTCGTTCTAATTCACGATCAAGAATATATTGTGCATAATAGCCACTTGGCTTTTTCTTATCAAATACCTTGTTAGCAATAATAACTTTAGAGCGAATTATTAGTGCCTTTTGCCATTGCTTCCTTTTCCGCCTAATTTCTGGATGTTTGCCCTCATATCTGCGCCACGTCGAGGTGCTTATATCCTCTAATTCACAGGCTTCCTTGAGGCTCAATCCTAATATTAAATTCTGCTTCATGGATTGCACGGTTTTTTCATTGATTTTTGTCACAAATCATCATTCCTAACCGCTACTGCGTCCAGTTGAAGCCCGTTTGCTAACAGAACGAGTAGAAGCACTACGTGAAGCCGATGGACGTGGCATGGAATAGAATAGTTTTAATTGTCTGCTCATTAATCATCGCTCCCTTCAAAGTATCGTTTAACTTGATCAAAGGTTATGTACTCTTCATTAGCTGGTATGTTGGCTTTCTTGTAGAAATCCTTCTTAGCTTCGTTGCTAGGAAACACTACTTTGGTATAGAAGTTAATGATAGTGTTGTCGTTATCCTTATGACGAAACTCAGCCTTTTTCTTATTAAATTCTTCCAGACCGTCCTCGTCGTTTAATTCGGACATATCGGTAAGCTTGTCTTTTTCATCTTCGACTTCTTCATCAAATGGAGTGTCACGCTTGTTTATCGTAGATTGTTCATCATCACTATCGCCATCATCAGAAGAATTGTCGTCATCCAGAACATCTCCATCAAAATCGACCTCACCATCATACATAAAATCAATATCAGCCTTGTTAAAGCCCATATCGTCCCAGTTAATACCGTCAGCGTTCAAGTCGGCTAAGGCACCTAAGTCCCAGCTACCTTGCATTGATGGATTATTGAGTTGGACGTTAAGTGTCTTTTCCTCTTTCTCATCAACATCAATAATTGCAACAGGTACTTCATAATCCTTTTTACGGTAAATTTTATCTGCTGCCGCTAATCGTTGATGACCACTAACTAAAATACCCGTCCGTTTATTCCAAACGAGCGGGGTTACTAATCCATGTTCACGGATTCCTTTAGTTAGCTTTTTTAAATTATCCTCGTCAATTAAACGTGGATTGTAGTCAGCGGTTTTGATTTTATCACGGGTAATTGTTCCATACTCAAACGACTGTAATTGTTTACGCTTTGCCATTTAACTTCACCTCTTATCCGCTTGACTTGCCAGAAGAGCCATGTTTCCCACCAGAACTCTTACTAGATTTTAGAAAGCTATTAAACGCTTCGTTAAAGTGGCGTGCTTGCTTGTCAGTATATCCACTTAAACCTGATTTATCGTTTAGCTTTCTTCTTTTAGCATCGGTAGTCCCAAACGCATAACCCATAGCGCCACTTTCCGCTTTAGAACCACGTACAGCAGAATCAAAGTGAACTTTACCATCTTTAATACTAAAACGATGAGCCTCAGAAGCATGATTAGAAATAATGTGCTCACCCGATTTTGTTACCCAGTGACCGTTTTTCTTAATATCATTGTTAGCAAGGCTCTGCTCTAAACCTAAACCATCTAATTTTGTTTTTCTTATTGCCATCTCAACTCACCTCCTAATGACCCATCTTACCGGTTGATGGCTTTGAGCCTTTCTTTCCTAAATGGAGCTTATCTCTAATTTCTTTATTGCTACTTCCAGCCGACATCATATTAAAGATAGCCCGACCGGTTGGGTCTTTAGTTCGTGCATACTTACGAGCCTTAATCCAGCTCATTCCAGGATTTTGTTTCTGGATGCGTCTAGCAACTCTACTAAACAACTCCCCATTGGCCTTATTTTCCTTATCTTGTGCTGTATGGTCAATTCCACCAGTAATACCGCCAATTTCAAAAGAAGCTATCTTTCGTTGTCTTCGTTTTTCTGCGTTTAAATAAGTTTGTGTCACATTTTTACTTGAAACATGAGCCGTGGCTCCTGCTGCAAAATCATGCATAAACTCGCTTTTAGACGTATAACGTGCCATTATTCACTTCCTCCTTTCTTGTAAGCCTCGTATTGTAAAACACCCGCCTGCGCTTCCGGGAAGAACTTCAATATCCTCTCGTAGTCAGACGGGTATATCTTTTTGATTGCTGATAGTTCCTTGCCAGCTAATGAATGAAAGCTAAATCCTAATTCGCGGTTGAACTTCGGATATAGTAGCCCGTTCATCTTGATGTATTGCTTAACTTCTTTATCCGTCCAGTACATCACAGGGTAAAAACGTCCTCGTTGAGTGTCTATACTACCTGAACGCTTTAACATCGCTCTTCGGACAATTGAGTCGTTAATCTTCTCACCGCCAGCTATCCATGCAATGCCGGTCTGCTTACGTAAATAAGCATAGATACCTCGTATTTTGACACGTGGCACACTGTAATCCGGATCACGGAAAGAACCATAACGATAAAAATCTGCCGTTTCAAAATGCGGTATACGGATAATATGCGTATTGTAGTGATGTTCATACTTTGCTAATGCTTCTTCCTGAAACTGTAAGCCCGGTACCATATACATAAAAAATGGTTGTACGTGCTTAAAGTATTTGAAGCATAAATCCATCACTGCAATGCTATCTTTTCCCATGCTGAAAGACACAAGAACGCTGTCGGTGATGTTTGCTTGTGTTTTGATTTGATCTAGCAGACTCACGTTCAAGCTCCTTTCTCGTTCGTTCAGCATGAGCTAACATATGTAATTCGGCTCCACTATTGGTAAAGCCCCAGTTTTTAGTTGTTCTCATATGTTAATTCCTTTAGCCAATCAATGGCATCTTGGGACAATTTCAAATGATGACCGTATTCTCCATCATCAGAAAAAGTTACTAACTTACCAGTCATCATGTGCTTTAAATCTCCTGCATTCAATTCAGTAGGCTCACTGCCACCCCACAGATTATATTCTTCGGGGACGTCTTCCCAGCGCTTGCAATCTAATCTAGTAACCTCAGTCATATTTAATTCACTCCAAACAAAAAAGCCAGCCGTTAAGCTGACTTTGATTAAAAATTAATTTCTTTTGTAAAATCTACTAAATAATCATAGTAGTTCTGATATTTATCCTTGTTAGTTTCGTTTTGTATACCACTTATTGCTTTTCTCAATGTATCAAAATGAATCACACTATTTCCTTTTGAAAAACTTATAATGTCATTCTCTTCAAGTTGAAGATTTCTAAATGAATTAACAAATCCTCTAATTATAGATTTTTGAGCAACAATAAAGTCATTGTCAAGTTCTTCATCATGTAAAACCAGCTTCTTCTTGGCTTTAAGTAAGTTATGATAGACATTAATCTTCTGCACTGGTGTTAACCCTTGCAAAGAATTATCATCAAAAGCCATCATAATTAACATAGCCTTCATTATGTCTAAGCCCAATTCCCTAACAGTAGCCGTATCTTCACTTAACTCTTTCATTTTTAATGAAACACCTCCACTGCCTATAAATAATTCTCTAATATTTGAATTAAACACAAATATTACCACAGCAATTGATAAAACACCAAAAATACCCTTAGTCTGCCAATTTTGCTGCCAAACATAATATTGTGGCACAAATAGGATAGCAATTATCAATAATTTTACTAACCAGTTTAGCCAGTTTTCCTTTATAAGTTTCATATACATCACCCATAGCAATAATACAAAAAGCCCAGTCGAAAAACCAGGCTTGGGTGATGTATATGTAGTTTAATGTCATTTCGGACAATGCTGATGGACGGAATCGAACCGTACCCTTAGGGTGTTCAGCCCTACCTTTATCAGCATAATACAGAAATGCTTGCATCCACTAATCGTTTTTGAATTTTGTTACTCTTTGCATCTCTGTATTACATCACGGCTTGGACAAAAAAAGTACTATGTAATTACGAAAGAGGAGCTTTCATCTCCTATCATAGTTAAATTTGCCGTGATAAAGCCGAGAGGTGGATTCAAACCACACTTTTGTCACACGAGACCTTGTGTGCCCATCTTGGATCTCAGCATAAAAGACTGACACTTAATTGGTATTGAGAAAATCATTGCATTTTAACGTCGTATGAACACTCCATCTTGTAAATCATTATTTTGATATATAGAAGGCAAGTGCCAGTCTTAAACATAAATAGCTATTTACTGGGAATGTTGCTGTTCCCATAAGCAACTTCCCTACGTGGATTATGGTCATCTGCCACCATCGCGTCGGCTTGGTTACCGGATTCCACACAGTCTAACAAGACCAAGTTGCGGTACGCATATGTAAGTATACATACCGAACTAATTCATTATTATAGTATTGTCGTTATTTTTTCGACAATACTATAATATCACCTTGAGCTTCCCGTTTTGTTCCCGAAACGTTCCTAATTTGTTCCTGTTTTGTTCCTGATTTGTTCCCGCTTTTTCGTCATCGTCATCGAAATCGAGAAATAAGGGGAGAATTTCCAGATTACAATTCATTTGCATCGAGATTCGATCACAAGCTTCAGCAAACTCTAAACAAGCCACTTCATCAGCATCCTTGAAGGTTGAATGCCCCAAATGATGATTGATATGCAGTTTAGTTTCTACGACTGTCAATTGCTTAACATAATGCCAATTAAGTATATCTTGGCTTCCTATGCTACAAGCGCTGATGGCTTTCTCAACAGCTCGCTTTGCTCTTGCACATTCGGCATAGTAAATCATCATTTTTTCTGATCCATTGCCTTTACGTGAGCCCCGAATACCAGTTACATCATTGACTTGTGACTTAATCCCGTCCATCCATGCGTTACGACAGATTCTTGGATATCTTTTCTCATTACTGAAAAACTTACGGACGTTTTGAATGGTTTTTTTCTCATTGAATTCTGGAAATAGCCCCACGATATTTCGCTCCCCTTATGATATAATAGTTTTTGGCATTTTGTCTTATTTCATAAGAGGGCGTTCTCCATAGCGAGGACGCTTTT